GCCAACTCAACTAATGGACTATATGGTGGCGGCGGTTTAAGTTACGCAAATGGACTCACTGGTGGTATAGTCGCAACTTCATATGTAACACAAGGCACCTCAGGCGGATTTGGTGGTGGCGGTGGCGGAACACCAATTTGCGGTGGTGGTGGCGGTGGGTATTCTGGTGGTGCAGGTACCTCAGCAAACAACAATACACAAAGCGAAGGTGGCGGTGGCGGAGGAAGTTATATTATTTCATCTGCAACCAATGTTGCAACAAGTAACGGAACATTTGAGAAGATTTCTACATTTAATGGTTCGGCCATTACGAATCTAAATGCTTTCAACTCAGGCGGTGGTTACATAACAATTACGGCATTATAATATGAATGATTTAAATAAAGCATTATCTGATGTGTTTGATGTAACACCGATACCAGAAACTAAGAAAGAAAAACTTCCTACAGTATCGGTGAAATACAATGAGCCTGATTTAAAACAGGACCTCACAGATGCCTATCAGCAATCAAAAGAAAACCTACAAGGTATTATTGACCAAGGCAAAGAAGCCATGGAAGAAATACTGGAGATTGCCAAAGCAGGCCAACACCCTCGTGCCTTTGAAGTATACGGCACCATACTAAAAAATATGGTAGATGCCAATAAAGAACTTCTCAACATTCAAAAACAAATGCGTGATATGGATGAAGAAAAGAAAAAATCTTCTGGTACTAATATTGATAAGGCCATTTTTGTTGGTAGTACCGCAGAGTTAAATAAACTCCTTAAAGGAAAAGAATGAAACTTTGGGTGAATGTCTGTTTTTATTATGTAGAAGAACGAGTAGAACGATTTAGAAAAGTAATAGACAATCTTCTAGCAATACCAAACATCAAGTTGATTATCAATAGCAATGTCAACTTTGATTCTAATTTACCTATTCACACAGCAGAACTCAATGACCCATACTGGCATACATGGGAACACAAAAAATATATGCCAGAGTTTTTGGATTCAGACTATACACACTTTGCATATCTTGAAGGCAACATAGAGGTACAAAAGAGAACATTTGATTATTGGGTCAGAACACGAGAACTGTTCAAGCGAAACAATCTTAACTTTATACCAGCCACACACCGAGTGCAAAACATAGACGGTCAAGTGTATTCATTGGACTGCACACACCATCAGGCACACCGACCAACCATTACAGTAGAAGGCCAGAAGTTTATTTCTTTATCTGAGCCATATCAAGGTATGTTTATTATGGATAAAGAACTGGTGAAGGAACATATTGATTCGGAATACTATTCGTTTGGTCAAAAAGGTTCATGGGGTATCCGTGAGTCTGCCAATCTAGGTAATATGTTTGTCAATATAACACCAGGTTATGGTCACAGATATATATTACCACTAAATAACTTCTCTGATACATGGGTGACACACTTTGGTACCGACTATCACGGTGATAAAAACTCACCACATGCCAAGATTAAAATAGAAGATTTATTTCGATGAACCAAAAAGATTCTTACCGTGATAACCCCCTACTAAAAAAAGTAGGCGTTGCACACGAGTATACCGAAGAGCAGGTACAAGAATATGTCAAGTGTTCTAAAGATCCTGTATACTTCTGCATAAACTACATTAAGATTGTGAACGTAGACCAAGGTCTTATTCATTTTAATATGTGGGACTTTCAAAAAGAAATGATTAATCTGTTTAAAGATAATCGTTTCGTTATTACCAAATGTCCTCGTCAGGTTGGTAAAACGACCACTACCGTTGGTTATTTACTTTGGGCCACGATTTTCTCCGATTCCCAAAACGTAGCCGTTCTGGCAAACAAAGGTTCTCTGGCTCGTGATATTCTTGCCAAGTACCAATTGGCATATGAGAATTTACCACAATGGCTCCAGCAAGGCGTGGTGACATGGAACAAGGGTAACGTAGAACTAGAGAACGGCTCTAAGGTCATTGCGGCCTCCACATCATCCTCAGCAATCCGAGGTGGTTCTTTTAATATTGTGTTCTTAGACGAATTTGCTTTCGTGCCAAACAATATTGCCAACGAGTTCTTTAACTCAGTCTATCCTGTAATCTCCTCTGGTAAATCTTCTAAGATTATCATTGTTTCCACACCAAATGGTATGAATTTATTCTATAAGTTATGGATGGATTCATTAGAAGGCCGAAACAACTACAAGAATTTTGAGATTCACTGGTCTATGGTACCAGGCCGTGACCAAGCATGGAAAGAAGAAACGATTCGTAATACTTCTGAACGGCAGTTTGCACAAGAGTTTGAAACAGAGTTTTTAGGTTCATCTAACACTCTTATCTCTGGTTACAAACTGCAACAGTTACGGTACATGGATGCCATTTCAGAACATGATAAGATGAAAATCTATGAGCATCCTATCAAAGAGGGTGTCAATGAAGCCAAGTCTGACCATCTCTATTGCATCTGCGTGGATGTTTCAGAAGGTAAAAACCTAGACTCCTCGGCCTTCTCGGTCATCGACATATCTGCCACACCATACAAACAAGTAGCGACCTATGCCAGCTCTTCTATATCACCTATATTATTCCCAACGGTGATTGTCAATGCGGCTAGGGTCTATAATGATGCCTATGTGTTGGTTGAAATCAATAATAATCCGCAAGTGGCAGACTTTATTCATTCTGATTTAGAGTATGAGAATTTATTAAAGGTACATACAGGCAATAAGAAACCACAGCAGTTGTCGGCTGGTTTTGCCAGAGGTGTGCAGATGGGTCTGAAAATGTCACCTCAGGTCAAGGCCATCGGTTGTTCCAATCTGAAAACATTGATTGAAGGTGATAAGTTATTGATAAATGACTTTGATACCTACTCTGAGTTGACCACTTTTGAACAATATAAGACATCCTTTGCGGCTGCCGATGGTGCAAATGACGACCTGGTAATGACTTTAGTTATCTTTGCATGGGCAGCAACACAGAAATACTTCAAAGAAATCGTTAACCATGATTTAAGAAAACAGATTCAGTTGGAAAACATGAATCAGGTTGATGAAGAGGTTCTACCGGCACCTATTATTGAAGATGGACAAAAGCCGGACTTTATGGTGGAAGGTGGTGATGTATGGGAGGTAGCCGATGGTGGTGACACCTATGCTTCATACCACCGTAGTTTCTTTAGGGACTTGTAAATCCTATGAATCATAAATATCAGTATGGTATTTTAACTGCCAAGAACACATAATAATTCAAGGAGAATAAAATGGCGTTTCAAATCTCTCCAGGCGTAAATGTTTCCGAAATTGACTTAACAACAGTCGTTCCTTCGGTACTTACTACGGCCGGTGCTTTTGCTGGACAATTTGCGTGGGGTCCAGCAAACAAAGTAGTTCTAGTCGATAATGAAATCACTTTTAAACAAATATTTGGTGGTCCTGATGCAAACTCTTTTGTATCATACTTTACATCGGCAAGTTTCTTAGCTTACGGCAACAATTTAAGTGTTGTTCGTGCTATTAATTCTAGTTCAAACAATGCTGTTGCAAACACATCTACTGTTAACTCAACACAGATTGCAAATGAAGAACAGTATGAAAATACTATTTTAAATAGTAACAAAAATGACCTATACGGTCCTTTTATGGCTCGTTATCCTGGTTCTTTAGGTAACTCGTTATCTGTTTCCATGTGTGCTAATACATCTTTGTTTAGTTCATGGACATACAAATCATATTTTACAAGTGCTCCAGGCACTTCAGACTATGCAGCTGCTGTAGGTGGTTCAAACGATGAAGTTCATATTGTTGTTATTGATGCTGATGGTTTAATTACAGGTTCACAAGGTACTGTATTAGAAACATATCCATTTGTATCTAAAGCCTATGATGCATCAGTAAATGGTCAATCAAATTGGTATAAACAAGTTTTGTTTGACCAATCACAATACATTTACGCTGTTGATACACCAAGTTATGCAACCACAAATGCTAACTGGTTTACTCCAGCTGCAAACACAACGTTTGTTAGTTTGACAACAAATCCAACATTCCCATTAAATTATGGAAATGAATTTACAGTTTCAAATGGTAACTTAGAAACAGCTTACGATTTATTTTCTAATAAAGAATCAATCGACATCTCGTTGGTATTAACTGGTGATGCTAACACCGTTGTTCAACAATATGTAATTGATAATATTGTTAATTCTCGTAAAGATTGTGTAGCATTCATTTCACCACCATACACTGCACTTGATGGTTCAACATACGCCAATCAAATTACAGGTGTTCAAACTTGGTTGTCAACCTTAGCACGTTCATCTTCGTATGTTGTGGCCGACTCTGGTTGGAAATACATGTATGATAAGTATAATAACACATATCGTTGGATACCATTAAATGGTGACATTGCTGGTCTGTGTGTTAATACTGATACAGTTCGTGATCCATGGTATTCACCAGCAGGTTTCAATCGTGGACAAATTAAGAATGCTATCAAGTTACTTTGGAGTCCAAACAAAACCTACCGTGATACATTGTATGCCGCTGGTGTAAATCCAGTTGTATCTTTCCCTGGTCAAGGTATCGTATTGTTTGGTGATAAGACACTACAAAACAAACCATCGGCATTTGACCGTATCAATGTTCGTAGATTGTTTATTGTGCTTGAAAAGGCAATTTCTCGTGCAGCTGAATTCTCTCTATTCGAATTCAATGACGAATTTACTCGTGCTCAGTTTGTGGCATTAGTAACTCCGTTCTTGCGTGATGTTCAAGGTCGCCGTGGTATCTATGACTTCCGTGTGGTATGCGATACAACCAATAACACACCACAAGTTATCGATTCGAACCAGTTTGTTGGTGACATCTACATCAAGCCTGCTCGTTCTATCAACTTCATCCAATTGAACTTTGTAGCTGTTGGAACTGGCGTTGACTTCACAACAATCGTTGGTGCAGCTTAATAAATAACCACGATATAGGAGAAAACAAATGGCATTCAATGTAGCAGAAT